TCTCTAGTTAACACTGCCTTAAATCACTTAGTCAATGCATCTAAAATTCTATCAGCATCGACACACACAAATGATTTAGCAAACGTTTTATATTCATCTTTGATTACTTGTTCTAAACCTTTACGATTGTCTTCAATAAATCTTTCACAATCTTTTTCAGTCTTGAAAAGAAACTCAAAGACATGTACATCTTCCAATACAACTGCTGTTGTTGGTATGCTAAAAAATGCTATCAATACCCACGACATTATAGTTCTCCGTCATAGTGCATATCAATTATCTCAGCAATCTTATCTGTTAAAAAATGATACAGTTGTAGTTCATTTACTTCGTTAATGTCATATTCTTTTTCAAACTCAGACACTGCTTCTGCAACAAATTTATCAAAAGTTTTAAAAGAAATTTTACCCGACAACTCAGTCATCATGGCAAATTGTTCGCCAATATCTTTACTCATATCTCCTCCTAAGTTCTGTTATATTCTGTGATATTATCTTAACTTCCATTTACTTTCTCCTGTTTAAACAACTTCTTCATCAACGTAAGTGTCAGGAAAAAGTTCATCTTCGTCTATTGGATTCCAGTCCTCATCAAGATAAGAGTCCATTGATGACCACTTCCAATCTGTATTATCTAACTCAGGCGTTATTTGTTTTGAAATAAACGTGCCGTCTCTTAACGTAATGTGTAGTTCAACCCACTTACCTACTTCAACCTTTTCAATATCTTCAAGTTCAAAGCCTTCGCTTTCAGCAATCCTTTCAATATCCCACATGATAGTGGTATCGTACTTTGCTTCTACATATCTAACATCTGTCATGTTTAAACACCTCTTAAATTAAACATATCTTCGGCAACTGCTTCTCGCAATTCAACCTCGTTAAGTCTTGCTACTTCTTCTTGAGAATGTAAATTACTCAATAAGAATTCTCTTACTTCTTCTAAAGACATTTGTTCTACTGCTTCCCAAACATCTTCCCATACTCTGTCATTTACTTCGTGGCTCATGCTTCCTCCTCTTCAATAATATAAAAGTCTGTACTAAGGCATATAGGGCAAACACATTCTTTTGTTTTTGAATGTTCTACCCATTCATTACCTATATGGTCACATGTCATACATTGGTTTAAGTTTTCAGATATATTTATTTCTGTTACTGGGTTCATGCGACCTCCTCATATTCTTCTTCTGCTTTTGCAAAACAATCATCACATAAAGCGTCATATCCTTCCATGCACTTGTGGTAGCTATCCTCACAATCTCCTTGCCAATATAGTTCTTCCCAAGTATTAACAATCAATTCACATTTATCACAAGTGTTTAAATCTTCATGTAAATCTTCTTTGACATCAAAATCTTCGGGGAAATATTTGAGATATGCAGTTCCAAATTCTGCTTTAACATCTGAAGTTCCCCATATATCTAATTCGCCTTTCCAAAGTGGTTTCTGTACTTCTTTTATTTTTTTCCAATTTACCTTATTCATGCTTCCTCCAAAGATTTTAACTTATCCTCTAGCTCTTCAATCTTTTGCTCTAACTCAATTACATTTTCTCGTAAGCTCTCTAAGTCATACTCGTATGCTCTGTCCTCGATTGATACTTCTAAATCTTGTACTGTGCTATCAAGTTTATCTAACTCTGTGAATACTTTGTCATCAATGTAATCATTTAGTCTAATTACTTTTCTTAAAAATTCTTTCATACTTACCCTCTCATAAAACAGATGTAACCTCTGCCTAAATTAAAGACTCTACCTCTACCAGTGGCATAAGTATTTATCTTCTTGAGTTTAGTTCGCACATGAAACCCAACTCTAAATTTAAAACCTAACAATTTAATATGCACGTACTTAGTGCCTAGAAAATTATTACCCTCAAATGTTTTTATATTTAACATATTTTACCTCACTTTTTTTGTTAATAATATCATATACTTACAGACATTTCAACCATAAGTATATAACTTTTAGTTATATAACCAACACCAAAATTAATAGGAACAATAGCGTAAATGGTTTTAATACATACCAGTTAAACCAGTCTATCCAACTTTGGCTAGTCATAATTTTTATATCTTCTATGAAGATTTTAAAACTGTCTATTATTTTTTTCATGCTTCTTCCTTTTGTAATTCTTCTTGTTCATTGTACCATTCCCAAGCAACACCCGATAAATGTTCATAAATAACATCTATTATTTGTTCTTGTACTGTTTCGCCACCTAACCCAGATGACTCATGCCATAGCTCTGAATTATTAGCATAAATCATTATTTGGTCATAAGTATAAACTGAAATACTGCCGTCTACATATTCATGCAAATAATCGCCTTTGCTTTCTAATATTTCTTCTTTGTTATCTTCTAAGTCTGCTATTAAATCTTCTTCAATAGAAGATAAACTGTAATCTTTATCTGTCATGCTTCCTCTATTAATTTAAATAAGTTAAAATATATTCTCCACTATCTATCTTAGCTTGAGTTTCTTTTTTAGTTTCATTCAAAAATATATTTCTATATTTACCAGTAGTAACTGAATAATCCCAATAGTATTGGTCAAGATATACCCTAGCTTCATCATGAGATTTTTTTACTATTATAGAATCGTAGCTTTGAAAATAAGTTGCATCATTTGTACGTATTTCAAATTGATTAGCAACTGGATTACCGTTACTACTTTTCATGTTTTTTACTTTTATCATCATTTACCTCTTAAAATTTTATAATCTTGTTTAGTAGCTTTGCCGTCAAGCAATCTATTTAATGCCTTTAATTCTCTAAGTGAGAAATCATTTACCTTGTCCACGTTTACTGTTTCGTGAAAGTTAGGCAGTTTTATTTCTTTAGTCATAATTTACCTCTTATTTTAAATTTTCATAAACATCTTCAACCGAACCGACATCTATATTATTAAATGAATTTGAAGCCACGATTAATTTTGCTAAAAGATAATCAACATTAACATTTTTTACCTCATATTGCATAACTTTTTCTACAAGACTCTGTAAAAGCAAAGACTCATCTTCATCAATAATTAAGTTATATTTTTCAATCATAATTTACCTCTTTTGTTTTTATCAGCTTCCACCCTTTCGGATTTTATCGCTTGATTTATTGTGTACTATACTAAACTTTTTTCAATATGTCCAATACTTTTTAGTTATAATGTTATTCCTAAAAGTTATAAACAATCTACCAAAGTTGAGCAAGTTTATTTAATTCTTTGCTTTCTTCTACTGCTAACCAATAAGTTAAAGGATTAGCATTTCTTTTATGCGTATCAAAGTTATTGAAGAAATCATTCTTAGTAGATTTAACCTTAATAATTTTAATAGCTTCTTTATTAGAGATTTTAAAATTTAACTCAGGGTATTTCTTTTTCAATCTCTTTTTTTCTTTTAATGTTAATTTCTTAATCATTATTTTTACTCCTTGATAACTTCCGCTTAATTGCTTTTTCGTTATCAGTTGTTTATGGTGTGTACTTTGACACACTTTCCAAACTTTGTAAAGTACTTTGTAGTTATATACTTATAACTAAAAGTTATAATCCCTTTTACTATCATACTTCTAAAACTTTGTAAAGTATTTTTTAGCTATATACTTATAACTAAAAGTTTTAAAGTCTTGACTTTCGTAGAAACCTTGAAAAAGTTTTTTTGATACTAAACCCTATAAAAACCTTTTTGGCTCTTAGAATGGCTGTATTTAGCTCTAAAAGGTATATAACTAAAAGGCATAAAAAAACCCCCAACTGTTGAAGCTAGGGGTTTCTTTTGGTTAGTTTATCTGATTGTTATATCTTCTGAATCTAAGCCATCAAATATATCAAGTTCTGATAATGTACTGGTTAAAGTATCCATATTATTATTCTCCTTTATAAAATTTATTTTCTTTTCTTGGAAAGAGATTATCTAATACTAAATCTCGGTCATGTTTTCCTTCTAAAGTGTTAGGAAATTCTAACCTAATTTTCAGCGTTTGGTCTTCATATTTACAAGCTTCTTCACCACTTGACGAATACATAACTTTGTTATCTTCGTCAAAATATAACCATTCGTATAATTTCATTATTTAACCCCCTTTGATTCTTGAGCAATAACAACACTTGCAAAGATTTGAGAAGGTTTCCAACTAGCAACCCTTCTTTCCATCTCTTCCATAGCAAGTGAGTATTCTTTTTCCATTTTTGGCAATTCAGGTTCGCATAATAAAGCTCCCGAAATCCATTGATTAAGTCTTACAAGTTTATCTTGCAATTCTTTATTAGTAAGTTTAGTTATATTTTTCATTTTATATACTCCATAATTAATTAATAATGATGTAACTTTAGCAAAGACTTTTAAAGTTTGTCAAGTGGATTTTTAAAAAACTTTGTAAAGTTATAAGCATATAACTAAACTTTATAAACTTTACAACGTGGAAAGATTGCATTAACCAGATACACACTTTATAAAGTTTGTCAAGTTTTATTTTAATAGG